CCGCACCATCTGGCGCGTGTTCGGTGTGCAGCCTGTGGAGCTGGGAGAGAGCGACGGGATCAACCGGGCCACCGCGCACGTCCAGCTGGACGTTGCCAGCAGCCATCTGATTGGCCCCATTCTGGAGCTGGTGCAGGCGCGCATCAACGCACAGGTGCTGCCTCGCCTGCTGCCGCCCGAGGCGCGCGGCAAGGTGCTGTTCGGGTTCGACCGGGCGCAGCCGCTCACGCCGAAACAGAAGCTGGAGCAGGCGCAAGCAAACGACCTGCTCGTGAAGCGAGGCATCCTCACGCCCAACGAGGTGCGCGCGCAGATGGGCCTTCTGCCCGTGGCGGGTGGCGACGTCCCACTGGTGGACACCAACATGGGGCCGCTGCCCCTTGACCAGCTCGTCGCCGGGCTGTCGCCCGCGAACAGTTACGCTGCCGACACGGGCAACGAGACAGCCGCACCCGGCGATGCCGACGACATCAGCCCGTTGCGGAAAGCCGTGGGTGACACCGACCCCACGAACTTCCCGGCTGCTGGCGACAACGAGCCAGTGAGCCTGCGGAATAGCCAGTGGGAACTGTTCGACCTACGGTACGCCGAGGAGCTTCGCACGGAGTACCCAAGCATCTGGCGCAAGGGCGGCAACACGCGCGGCAATAGCCAGTACGAGAAGCTGGCTCCCATCGTGCGGCGAGGCGGGCGCATGGCTCCACGCAACGACACAGAGGAGGGAGCCATCCGGCTCCGCGAGGCGTGGGTTGCCCGGCACCGTGGTGACTTCCGGCTGGCTGGCGTCGTGGCGCAAGTCAAGTGGCTGGGCGTGGGCGACCGTGGCGAACGGTACATGAAGGAGCTGCTGGACGAAGCGAAGGCGAAGGTGGACGAGGAGCGCGTGGCCGCACGGGCAGTGTTGGCAGAGCTGGAGGGCAGCGTGCAGGACACGCTGCGCGAGAAGGCGCGCGAGCACAACGCGGACGTGGACAATGACCCCGACCGCCGCACCACCGCAGAAGTGTTGGCGCAGGTGTGGAAGCGCGGCGTGGGCGCGTACAATACCAACCCCGAGAGCGTGCGCCCCAGCGTGAGCAGCCCCGAGCAGTGGGCGTTCGCACGGGTCGAGAGCTTCCTGTTCCTGCTCCGCACTGGCGAGCCGCGCGGCAAGGCACCGCACGACACCGACCTGCTACCCGAGGGCCACCCGTACAGCACGGCTGGCGACGACGAGCGCAGCGCACTGGTGGCGCGCGGGCTGTGCGCGCACGGCGCGTGCGAGCACGAGCACCACACGCAGCACCGTGACGCGCCCAGCATGGCCGCCACGGGCGAGTGGTTGCCCAGCGACTGGCAGCCCGCTGGCCGCTTCGCTGGGATGCGTACCATCAACCTGCGCAAGCTGGCCGAGGTTGTCGCCGAGTACCAGCTGGCGGCGACCGAGCTGTACGACCGCGCCAGCGTGACGGTGCAGGCATCCGTGGCTGCCGCCTATGGCCGCGACGGCGTGCTGGACGTTGCCGAGGCTGGCCGCGCGCAGCGCGTGGTGGAGGCCGAGCTGGAGAAGCTGGGCACCGAGTGGGCGGCACGCAGCGAGCAGTTCTACCTGCGCGCCGCGCGCCTCGGGCACGAGGCCGCCGAGCGCATGACCATGAGCACGGTGGACGCGCGCTGGCAGGCCAGCGGTCGCGCCTACTGGCAGGAGGCGATGGGCTGGCTCATGCAGCCCAGCGGGCTGGTGGGTGGACTACAGCAGCGCGTGCGCGAGACGCTGAACAGGGCAACCACGGTGCAGCGCAGCCGCATCACGGACGTTGGCCCAACCGACACCACCGAGGACGTCGTCGCGGTGGTGCGGGCGACGTTCGCCGCACAGGCGGCACGGATTGATAACTGGACGGGCCTGCTGGTTGGACTGTCCAACCGCGAGCTGACCGACACGCTCGACCGCACCGTCACCACCGTTGGCGGCCAGCCAGTCGAGTGGATGGTGGAGTGGGTGAACGCTGGCGGGCGCACGTGCCCCACCTGTGCGCAGGAGGGCGGGCAGGGCTTCCGCAGGCTGGGCGACCTCGCGCGCCGCCCCGGAGAGGGCACGCTCTGCGTTGGCCACTGTCGGTGCGTGCTCGTGTTCTGGACGCGCGCAGAGGTAGACGGTGGGCAGGCCATCGCGCTGTCGGCGCTTGCGCCCGAGGGTGCGGGTTGATGCGAAGCCAGCACGGTGGTAGAACCGCCTGCAGACGCTGCGAGGCGCTGCACACGTACCGGAGGACGCCATGCGCGTGACTGTGCCCGTAGGGAATGACCACCACCAGCTCGACCTGCAGCCCGCAGGCACCCGTGATGGACGCCGCGTGTGGACCGCCCGGTGCCGCCTGCCGATGCAGGGGCTACTCGGCGGCGGCCTGCAGGTGGTGCGCGAGGCACCCAAGGCCACGGGCGTGGCTGTGCGCGAGGCTGCGCCCGGCATCGTGGAAACCGCCAGCGGCCCGGTGCTGCTGGAGGGCTACGCCAGCAGCACGAGCGTGGACTGGCACGGCACCGAGATGACGCGCGAGGCGCTGGACAGCATGGCCCGGCAGATGGCCGCTGGAGTGCCCTACGTTCCCAGCCACTACGACGACGAGTGGGAACAGGTGATGGGTCGCACGGTGGAGGCCCGCGTGGAGCAGGGCACCATCGTGCGCGAGGGCGGCACGGGTACGCAGGCCGACGGCTACCGCTTGGCGGTGCGCGTTGAGCTGTACCCCGAGCACCCGCGCAGCCAGCAGCTCATGCAGGCGGTCAAGCGCGGGCAGGTGGTTGGAATGTCCATCGGCGGGTGGTTCACCGACGCCGAGGTGGAAACCAACGAGAATGACGAGGTGGAGCGCATCTACATCAAGGCGGTGGAGCTGGACCACCTTGCGGTGACGCGCCGCCCGAGCAATCCGGACAGCTGGATTGGCGGGCTGGCCCGCAGCACTGGCGCGGCGCTGGCAGCTGCTCGTGCCGAGGGCGCGCCCGCCTACCTTGGTGGCGCGGTGCAGGGCATGGACACACGCGGCATGAACGTGAACGTGAACATCAGCGTCTGCCAGCACAAGAACGAAACCGAGATGGAAACCGAGAACGGCGAGGCCGAGGGCGGCGAGCCAATGCCCTACAGCGATGCGATGGGCGGCGGCATGGAGAGTGGCGAAAGCGAGATGGAGCCGGGCGAGCGGGGCACCTTCATGGACGCTCCGAACTACCGCCTCTCCAACGTGCAGACCGAGGTGTGCAACCGCTGCGAGCACTACACGCGCGACGGCTGGTGCAGCAAGTTCAACTTCGCCGCTGGTCACGAATACGTGTGCGATGCCTTCATGGAAGGAACCATCGACCACATCATGGCAGGCGGCAACCACGGCAGCTCCCCCACTACACAGGAGGAGGCCGACGCGGAGAGCGCCGAGCGCGCGGTCAGTGGGAACACCGACCTGCCGCTGGCACCAGAGGACACCGCGTGGGGTTGGGACACCGACGCTGCCAACGAGGTGCTGGGCGACCCGCCGGATTGGGAGCGGTACGCCATGGCGCACCTGTGGATGGACGCGGCTGCCCCCGAGCGGCGCGCCAGCTACAAACTGCCGTTCGCCAAGATTGTGAACGGCGAGCTGCACATCGTATTCCGTGGCGTTGCTGCGGCGATGGGCGTTCTGAACGGCGCGCGCGGCGGCGTAGACATTCCCGACAGCGACCGCGCTGACGTCTACGAGCGCATCGCCGCGCTGTACCAACGCTTCGACAAGGAACCGCCCGAGCTACTGCGCGCGGGTGATACGGCGCTTGACAACGCTGGCGCGCAGGGTTCTACTGCCACCAGCCAGTCGGACGCCGTGGAAAGCGCAGCACTGCAACCACCCTCCAGCGAGGACAACGCCATGACTGACAACCGCAGCACGGCGACCGACACCCAGCGCATGGACAACCTTGAGCGCGCCATTGGCGAGCTGAACGGTGTCCTGTCCAAGCTGGTGGAGCGCGTCGCCCCGACCGCCACGACCAACACCACCCCGGTGGCCGACGAAGCCGCCCAGCTTCGCGCGCAGCTGGAGGCAAAGGACGCCCAGCTCACGCGCGCCCTCGCCGCCGCCTCGCGGCAGGGCGTGGCGCACAGCCCGCACGCCAACCGCCACACCGACGTCGGCGGTCACGGCACGCTGATCCGCACCGTGGAGCGCACGCTCGGCGGTGGGTCGGCGCTCGTGCAGATTGCCCGCTCGCAGGCCGAGCGCCGCGACAGCACCACGCTCCAGACGCGCGCCCAGCTGGAGGCTGACCTTCGCAGCCTCCTCGCCGCCGCGTTCGCGGACGGCGTCATCACCGACAGCATGGAGGGCTGAAACCTATGTCCACGACCCCGACTGTGTGGGCGGGCCTCGACCCGTCCAAGCGCGAAGCCTTCGCCCGCTCCATCAACGTGGCTGGCGCTGGTTCCGTTCTCGTCCAGAACTTCACCAACCGCATCATCCAGCAGCTCTCCATCCGTGAGTTCGGCGCGCTCGGTACGATGGACCGCAAGCCGGGTTCCGGCTCGGCGGCCATCATCAACCGCCGCACCGCGTCCACCATGACGGTCAGCGACGTGTGGGTGTCCGACACGGACAGCGTGGTGGAGAGCACGGGCAGCTACGCGCAGGCGACGTTCACCTACGCCACGCTCGCCACGCGCGGCAAGGTGACCCGCAAGATGCGCGCCCGTGGCCGCAGCTACATCGACATCCTCGCCGAGGAGATGATGCAGAAGGCCGACGACTTCAACGAGTCGCTGGAGAGCTGCATCTTCGTCGGTGACAACGGTGCCAGCGGTGACGCCAACATGATGAACGGCTTGCTCACGCTCGTGAACGCTGTCAGCGGGCAGGTGGTCGCGCAGACCTCTGCGGCGGCTGGCTCGGCGCTCACGCTCGCCAAGCTGGACGAGGCCATCGACACGGTGCGCGGCGCGGGCAACCGTTCCGACCTCGTGATCTACGGCTCGTTCAAGGGCATCCGCAAGCTGAACGCCGCCCTGCAGGCGCAGCAGCAGTTCATCAACGAGGTCGAGATTGCGGCGGGCTTCCGCGTGCGCACCTACGACGGCATCCCGCTCGTGGTGTCCACGGGGATGCGCGACGACCTCGGGTGGTCCGGAACTGCGGTGACCAAGCTCGGCGGCGAGGCGACCAACCCCACCACCGCGCTCGTGGTGGTGAACAAGCGGTTCGCCTACCTCGAAGAACTCACCCCCATGACCATGATGCCGCTCGCCACGACGGACAGCCAGTTCGACCAGTTCGACATCTACTGGGACGGCGCGGTGGTTCTCGCCAACACCAAGGGCGCGGCGCTCCTCGCGGGCATCGCCTCCAACTGACGTTGGCGACGTAGCCTCGGGGCTACGAACAGACGCCCGCCTCGGCGCAAGCTGGGGCGGGCGTTCTGCTGCGCGGGTGGGGCGCGCAGCTGCGCAGGGGGCGCGCAGCTGTGTGCGCGGCGTGATACAGTCGGCGCTGGAGGCCGCACCGCATGAGCGCCATCATGGACGCACCGCCCGCACCCGGCACGTACCGCTACGTGGTGCGCCGCTACGACCGCAGCGCCGACGACAGTGACAGCCAGCCCATCGCGTTCTCGGTGTACGACGAGGCAACCGACAGCCGCGCCATCGAGCTGGACGGCGAGGTGGCGCACACGCTGTTCCTGCAGGGCGAGACTGCCTTCCAGCGCGCCGTGCGTACAGGCTGGCTGGACTGCACCGAGCGGTGGCAGCAGGCGCTGGAGGACGCGAAGCCGCGCATCAGCACGCCGAGCCAGCGCGCCATCTTCTCGGCGCTGACCGACGAGTGGCAGGACAAGCGCCAGCTGCTGCAGGCCAGCGGTACCAGTGACGGCGAGTGGCGCACCACCATCCGGCTGCTGGAGGAGCGCGGGCTGGCCGAGTGCAACCTGTCGCCGCGCCAGCGCAGGCACGCATCAGCGCACGGGAACATGGGATATCGCTACAGGCGCGGCCCGCGCGCGCACGAGGTGTGACGTGGCGACACTGACCAGCACGGCCCGGTGCAAGCGAGTTCTCGGTATCCCAGCAGGGGTCACGCTCCACGACGCGCTGCTGGACGACCTCGTGGACGTAGGCGAACAGATGGTGCTCGCCTACTGCGGCATGGCCGCGCTGACCGCTACCACGGTGACCGAGCTGTACGACATCAACGCAGCTGGCACCAGCGAGCTGCGTCTGCGCGGGTTCCCAGTCTCCAGCGTGCAGGCGGTGGTCGCCAGTGGCTCCACCTTGCAGACGACGCAGTGGTACGTGGACCAGCGACCCGGCATCGTGCGGCTGGCCCCGCTGGGCTACTTCTTCCCCGAGGGCAGGCAGCAGGTGAGCGTGACCTACACGTTCGGCTATGCCAGCCCGCCCGCCGACCTGCAGCACGCCGCCACGCTGGTGGCGGTGGCCGAGTTCAACCGCGCCCGCCACGCTGGCCTCTCCAGCGAGGGCATGACCGGGTATCGCTACTCGGTGGACGACAGCGCCCTGCCGCCTGCTGCCCTCGCCATCCTCGCCCGCTACGTTCGGGCGTTCCCCACGGACGCAACCGCATGAGCACGTACTGGACGCGCCCACACGTGGACGGCGACCCCGATGATGGGCTGGTGGTACACACTCCGGAGGAGGCGGTGGTGTGCTCGCGCGGCGCAGCCGGGTGGCTCGCCGAGGTGCACACGCCGACGGCAGAGGCGGTGCTGGTACGCAAGCGGTGGCAGCAGGTGCCTGCGCCGCAACCCTCCGAGCCACCTGTCGCCAAGGCGAGCAGGCGCAAGGGCACAAGCTGATGCGCGTGCTGGTCACAGGTGGAGCTGGCTTCATCGGTCAGCACGTAGTGCGGCAGTTGGTGCGCCAGCATGGTGACGATGCGGTGTGGGTGCTGGACAATCGCACGCACGCGGCGACCGGGTGGGACGCGGTGCAGCAAGTGCTGGGAGCGCAGCTGGTGCATGGCACCATCTGTGACCCGCAGGCGGTGGTGCTTGCACTGGCT